GCTCCTGAAGCATCACCCGCTGGACCAGTGGCCATTGTAACGGGAACGAGAACGAGGCAAACGAGACCAGGGAACGAGGATCAGTAAACACGGACACCGGTCTGTACAGTTTAAGAGACTTCTGCAAGAGGGTCTCTTTCAAGATAATTACTTTGCCACCTGCCATGATATATTTATTAATCCATACAATTTGCCACTTATTTAGCTTAGGATAACTTAATGAATCTGATTTCATTTCAATCCAAAAGACTTGATTACCCATTACTGCGTGAACATCAGGAATACCATTAATTGTGCTAGATTCTATGCGGGTTAAAAAGCAATCAGTCAGTCCTTTTTTTACTTTCTGCCATAGCCTAGTTTCCCCATTTTTGTTAGACATGATTAAGTAAGTTTTTTATATTTTAATTTTCCTAATTGACTTAATTACTGCTGTTGGAATAATAGTTGTATTACCAATATTGTCAAATGTAGGCTTGTCTTTTGACTTAATGTAATCACTAAATATTCTTGTTATACCATTTTTTTGACTTAACAAATAACCTTTTGATACACATACAGGTAATTGTTCTTTGCTTAAATCTTTTGTGCTCGACCAACCAGCATCACCTTCGATATCCAACCACTCTATCTCAACAAATGGATAATCATCAATTATGTTACCGAGATTTTTAAAATCAAAATTTAATATTTTAGATTGTTGTCGTTTCTTTTTAGTCATCAATAACTACCTTAATTTTTCCAACTGAAGTAGTAATAGTAGAGTTATGTACTTGGTTAAAAACATCTAACCACTCCGACCAGCTAGCTTTCTTCAATTGCTGTAACGTCTTCGGACTCAATTTGGATCGTTTTGGCATTGTAGCCATCGATCTTATTTGATAACTCCTCAAGCTTTTTTTCAAGTTGCTCACGTGACATACCCTCCAGACCACTAACAGTAACCTCTTTTCTATCAACATAAGCACCTGCTAGTTGACCAGATCTATACTCAGCATTTATGGCTGCAGCATATTGTTTATCTTTTTCGGCTTTGTCAGCAATTCTTTCTAACCTTTTGAATCGTCTAAGGTTGTCACTTTCATATTTCTTTTTTTCAAGATCAAATAACTTATCAAAATAATTTGCTATATGTGGACTATGTTTTCTAGATAACATTCTAGATGCAACAGATCCATAATCTTTTTCATTAGTACACACATAGCCTGCACGCTTTAAGGCTTCAGCTTGTGTAATAGAACCCCAATCTTTAACATAGATTTCAACAAACATTTTTTGTTTTGGAGTTAAATCTAATTCAGTTCTTAATGATTTCTTTTTAAGTCCACCAGGCATTACTTTCTACCTTTAGGTTTTTTAGGTGTAAATTTTCTTCTCACTTCACCTCTTGCATAACTATCAGCAGATGTATGAGACATATGAATTTTAGCACTATCATACTCATCAGTATAAAGTTTTTGTTTTTCTTTATTTCCAGGAAATAGTTTTTTTACTCTATCCTTGGCTAACATGAATAATTGTTTTCGCATATTTCTATTATATAGATTATTTCATCGTAAAGTAATAGCCCCAAAAAGTTTCGATAGCGTTCCCGCAAGAGTGGTGTCCCTAAGGGACACCAGAGGGACACCAGAGGGACAGTACTAAATCGACTAGAAGTGTTGGTATAATTAAATAATAGTCTACAGGGACACCAGGGACACCTCTTTTACCCCCGAGGGTACTTTTTATTAGTCAGGGGTCTAGATAATCTATATAGTAGATATTTTCCATTGTCCGGTATCCGGTATTGTGGTACACTTCAGGTGTGTTTTCTAACACTTATAAACATTGGTTAATGACTTCTGGGGGTCTAACAATAATTGCTCTCTGGTTTTTCCCCCCAGGAGTTAAATTCATTCGTCCCCCATGACTAAACATCTAATCTTTTTAAATTCTCTTTTAAAATAAGTTTCTTAATAACTCTTCTCTCCTCCTTAGTACTACATTCTCGATACCTCTTATATAAATCTCGATACCGGATCCAGGATAACTGTAATTTAGTAAAATGTATTTTTCCATTATCAACCATCTTCATGTACTCACCTCTTACAAAGTCAGGATCCATATCAGCACCCCAACATACATCCTGAAAGTCCTCGCTATTACTAACAAACCATTTATGAGAATCATGCTTATGATACGTTTCTTTTTTAAATCCTGATGGGTTGACTGCATCCTCTAACGCCTGCACTAGTATTGCCTGAAATAATCGTTGTTCTGCAAAGGCTTTGGGTTTTACAATCTCTAAGCTCAATTTAATGCCCAAAAATTTTAGTAAGCTCGGAGCACAGTTCATAGGCTTTCCTTTTATCTATGGGATCATTCTTACGCTTACGGCCTCGACCTCTTGTAGGAGTTCTAACATATACATCAATATACAAATCCCACATTCTCTGTAGGTAGAACATCCTGTCCTCACCGGACATGATCTCCATCATAATTATTGATTGTTTTAGTAGTCTAGGTACTTTTTGCATTTGCATAGCCACGATGCGGGAAAAGATATGGATGTAGTAATGACACCGTGGCTAAGCATTTTTAACAACCAGACTTATGCCTTTAGCTTGCGCTGCAGCTTTACGTCCTGATCGCCATCGATCCTCGATTTTATCAAGGAAAGAAAGACTGAAATTTCCTAAACCAAAGTCATTTCCACAATACAATTGAAACATCAAACTAGTTAACTCATCATAAGTTTTTTTATTTGGACACACCATCACTAGCTTGTCCAACGCCTGGTTTAATGCTTCTTCGCTACTCTTTTTAATAGCTTTACCCACAAAATAATCCTTTTAATTAAAGTTAAATTGAGTGTTAATTGTTCTATGAAAATAAAGTGTTTTGAAAGCCCCACTTATTTCATTTAGGCTTAGGAATACTATTTAATTAATAACTATTTAAATTTTGATTGCAAGTAAAAAAAAGGCCCACTCTCGCGGGCCCTTTCCCAACACCAACCGATGCACATCTAAGTGTCTATCACTTACTTCAAGAGTTTCTTTCCTTGGTTCAGTAAATTCTCTTTCATTTTAACTTCAGCAACACCTTCCTTCTTCGCTATCTTTTTAATAGTGTCAGATACCATTTTCTTTATCATGTTGCCTGGGTTCCTAAGGCCATTCTCCCCCATAGCCCTAATAATTGTGTATGATTCGATATCGACAGCAATTGATTTCCATTTGTTTACGTCCATTGTTTCTCCTATTTCTCTTGATACTCTTTAGATTTATAAAACTCAACTAAATTAATTTTATTTTTTTGAGTCAGACCTGCGTTATATATTCTCTCAATGATCGCAATATAATCAGCAGTGGATGTACCTGTTAAAAACCATGAAGACTTACTCTTACAAGCAGTTTTAAATCTTCTATGATCAAACTTAGGGTGTTTGTCAGCTACAATATAAGACACCACCATTGAACGTTTGAATCTTTTATTCTTAGGTGACTCCATACCATAAAAATATTTTTTCAATTGCATCAATTGAGATCCAATACGATCTGCATGTTCGATACCTCCTGCAGGAATAACAAATCGTCCTGTTTTAAAATCATTACTGATTCTTGACCACAGTGAAGTTTGTTTTAATAAAAGAACCACCATCTCTGCAACATTAATTCCATACTGTTGCATTTTGTTTCTACAAATTCTGTAGTCCATTTTATTTCTTGCACAGTGTTGATCCAAATAATTTTCCATGGACCAGTTCTTACGACCTGTGTTTAGTCTTGCCACATCTAATGGATCATCAGAGTCCATAATAATATATGGAATCTTTAGATCTAATTGTTTTCTAGCTTCCAATGTATGTTGGCCGTCAATGACTTCCATATTTTTGTTTACACGAATTGGATCGTACAAATCCTTTTCTTCAATCAACTTCTTAAGTTGTTGTACGTGTGCTTCATCTACAGGTCTGTTACCTCTAGTCTTTTTGAATTTACTATAATTAGTAGTTTCAAAAAATTTATTATGTATAGCTTTGTTCATATCTTTTCCTCCTTGGTTAATAGAACATTAAATATCCCAATGATGCAAAAATAA